AACGGTGACGTAAGAACTGCGGTAGAGTTTGTTGCACCAGCAACTGTGCCAGCTTTATCCCATTGGGGTTCGTCTGCAATTATGGATGGACTATTTAATGATGATAAATCATTGATTTTTAACTACGGTTCAACACCTTTAACAACCACTACATCAATCACGCAGCTGACTCCTATACTTGCTATTCGGGTTGCTCCATCTGTAGATAATGGTTTAATAGGCTTGCTTGGTGTTAAAGAAACTATCAACCGTATGCAGTTAGAGTTAGTCGAGTTAGGTATTTATGCAACAGGACCACTGTTAGTTAACTTGGTATTAAATGGTATTACAACGGGAACGTATAGTGGTGGTTTTACTTCTCCTACTACCACAGCTACTGGTGCGTTTACATCTTCGCTATGTCAAGTTGCACCAAATATAACCAACACCGTAACTGTGGTTAATGGCGAATCTGTGGCGGCTGCGTTTACTAATACAAACGGTCAAACCACGTTAGACTTATCTGGTGTTCGTGACTTAGGTAACTCAATATTAGGTGGTGGTACAACTAATACACTACCAATTACACAAGCAGGTTTTTACCCAGACGGTCCAGACATTTTGTATGTTTGCGTAACTCCTTTAACAGCAACTGCTGTTACAGTGAATGCTCGTTTGTCTTGGAAAGAAGCACAGGCTTAATGTATGGCAAAGACTCCCGCATGGACCCGCAAAGAAGGCAAGAATCCGAATGGTGGATTGAATGCCAAAGGCCGAGCATCTTACAACAAGGCGAATCCCGGGAAACCGGGGTTGAAAGCACCACAGCCCGAAGGTGGAAGTCGCAAGAAATCTTTTTGTGCCAGAATGGAAGGTATGAAAAAGAAATTAACAAGTGCCAAAACAGCCAAAGATCCTGATAGCCGTATTAACAAATCTTTAAGAGCTTGGAAATGCTAATATGAAAGACCCATTTATGAACATGGATGAAGCAAGCAAACAAATTATTGATTTTGCTTCTGTTGTAACCGTACTAGGAACTCTTGCAGATATGTTGCCCGCTATTGCCGCTATTTTTACTATAGTCTGGACGGCTATCCGCATTTATGAAACTAAGACTGTACAGCGCTGGTTAGGTAAAAAAGATGCCGTCAACAAGTAAAAAGCAGCACAACTTTATGGCAGCTGCAGCTCACAACCCTGCATTTGCTAAGAAGGCGGGTATTTCACAAAACGTAGCAAAAGAATTTAACGCTGCCGACAAAGGCAAAACATTTAAAGAAGGTGGAACTATGAAACCAGTAGATATGAAAAAGAACCCAGGTGTAGCTAAGCTACCTACAGCTGTACGCAATAAAATGGGTTTTATGAAAAAGGGCGGCACCGCTCATTCTGATGTTGCAAAAGACATGCCAATGATGAAAAAAGTAGCCGATAAGGCTGTTAAAGGTCATGAGGGCCGTATGCACAAAATGGCTGGGGGTGGTTCTGCTTCTTCTCGTGCTGATGGCTGCGCTACTAAAGGTAAAACTAAAGGCACTATGATCTCTATGAGATCTGGCGGAGCTTGCTAAATCATGGCTACTAAAGCTCAGCAAAACGACGACGGCACTGTATCTGACCCTGTAACTACAGAAACTCAGAAGGGTTATGCTAATTATGAAGCCGATCTTAAAAAACGCCAAGAAGAAATGAAGGCTAAGGATAAAGAATCTAGCACCAAAGATAAACAAACGGGCATTATAAGTAAAGGTTTAAAAATGCTTGGTATGAAGTCTGGTGGTAAAGTTTCTTCTGCTTCTTCTCGTGCTGACGGCTGTGCTGTTAAAGGTAAGACTAAAGGACGGATGGTTTAATGAAAGCCTCTCGTGGAATGGGTGATATCAATCCATCTAAAATGCCTAAAGGGGTTAAAAAGCCTCGTAAAGACAATACTGATTTTACCCAGTACGCTAAAGGCGGAAAAGTAACTGGTATGGGTAAAAGCATTGGTAAGTCTGTAACTGTCACTAAAGGGGGCACAGCTTCCGCTATGGCAAAGAAGCTATTAGCTAAGCCGGGTTCGTTAACGGCGGCTGATATGTATGCGGAGGGCGGTAAAGTTAATGAGGCTGGTAACTATACAAAACCTAGCCTTCGTAAGCGTATCGTATCTGAAGTTAAATCTGCTGCAACACATGGTACTGGCGCAGGTCAGTGGTCGGCTCGTAAAGCGCAACTAGTAGCTAAAAAATATAAGGCGGCTGGCGGTGGATATAAATGAGTGGATTGGCAAAGTCGCAACGTTCTTTAAAGGCTTGGGGCGAACAAAAGTGGACGACCAAGTCAGGGAAGAAGTCGTCCGAAACAGGCGAGCGGTACCTGCCAAAAAAAGCAATACAAGCGTTAAGCCCGCAGGAGTACGCAGCAACGACAAAAGCAAAGCGAGCAGGAAAAGCACAGGGGCAGCAGTTCGTGCCGCAGCCGCAAAAGGTAAAAGCAAAAGTAAAACCGTATCGGAAGATTAAGTAATGGCAAATACTTCGGGCTTAACTGCTTTTAATCTAGACCTCTCAGAGTTAATTGAGGAAGCGTATGAACGCGCCGGTTTAGAATTACGTTCGGGTTATGATATGCGTACTGCCCGTAGGTCTTTAAATCTTTTAACAATTGAATGGGCTAACCGTGGCATCAACTTATGGACTATTGAACAAGGCCAAATTACTATCAACACTGGGCAGGCTATTTACGCTTTGCCTAATGATACTATTGATTTGTTAGACCACGTTATCCGTACTGGCACCGATCAAAACCAAATAGATATTAACATCACCCGTATTTCTGAATCAACTTACTCTACTATACCAACTAAGAATGCAAACGGGCGTCCTATTCAGGTCTGGATTAACCGTCAATCAGGCCAAACTAATACCTCTAGTGTTACGCTAAACGGAACAATCACCGCCACCGACACTACTATTACTCTTAGTTCTACAGTCGGTTTAGCGACAACAGGGTTTATTAAAATTGACTCTGAGATAATTAGCTACCAAAACGTATCTGGAAATCAACTGCTCAACTGCTTCCGTGGTCAAGCGTACACAACTGCAGCATCTCATACAACTGGTGCAGCGGTATCCATTCAGAACCTGCCTAATATTAACGTATGGCCTACAGGTGATGGCGGTGGTCCCTATACTTTTGTTTACTGGCGACTACGTCGTATGCAAGATGCTGGTAGTGGTGTAAATGTACAAGACATTCCTTTCCGTTTTATTACGTGTTTGGTGGCTGGTTTGGCGTTTATGATTGCGGCTAAAAAACCAGAAGTTGCCCCCGAAAGAGTGTTGTTTTTAAAGTCTGAATACGAACAGCAATGGCTATTGGCTTCACAAGAGGATAGAGAAAAAGCTTCAGATAGATACGTACCAAGACAGTTGTTTTATTAAGGTAAGCTATGCCTAGTAAATATTCTTCGGGTAAGTTTTCCATCGCCGAGTGCGATAGATGCGGACAACGTTATAAGTTAAAAGAGTTACAGAAACAAGTACTTAAGACAAAGATATATAATATTAAGGTATGCCCCACATGTTGGGATCCAGACCAGCCGCAGTTGCAGTTAGGTATGTACCCGGTTAGTGACCCACAAGCTGTACGGGAGCCACGACCTGACATAAGTTACTATGCTTCGGGCTTGGATGAGTTAGGCAACATATCTGGAGGCAGTAGGGTGTTTCAGTGGGGTTGGGCACCAGTGGGTGGGGCAAGTAGTTTTGACGCAGTTTTAACGCCTAACTACCTAGTAGCATTAGGGCAGGTAGGTACAGTAACAATATCAACTTAGGAGTAAGTCATGGGATACAAAAAAGATGCAGATGGCGTAGCTAGCAAAGGGAAAACACAAGTTGAAGTGTTTCCTAATGATGGCAAAAAAGTCGTTGATAAAGGCCCAAAAGCCAGCAAAAGTTCTTTAAATAAGAACTACAAATCTATGGGTCGTAATATGGCTCGTTGTGCTAATCAAAGAGGACGTTAATCATGGTTAAATTTTCGCAAAAAATAATGGGTAAAGAAGTTGGTAATGCCGAAGTTTATGCCGAGCCACACGATATGTCAGGTAAAAAGATGACTCAGGCTCCTGTAGAATTTGGTACAAACCCCGGCTACCCGCCTAATCGCAGCAAAGCTGATACGGTTGATATGTCTGTTGGACACATTAGCAAGTCTGCTGGTAACGAACCCATTAAGACTTCTGGCATGAAAATGCGTGGTACAGGTTGCGCCACTAAAGGCACAATGTCTCGTGGGCCAATGGCTTAGTAGGGTAAACCCGAATGAACTACGTACAACTGTACCAAGCAATACAGGATTATTCTGAGAATACAGAGTCGCTATTTGTATCTAACATATCAACTTTTGTTCAAGAAGCCGAAGAACGTATATACAACTCAGTTCAAATCCCTTCGTTACGTAAGAACGTAACAGGTACGTTTACGGCTAGCAATAAGTATTTGTCGTGCCCTAACGATTATTTGTCTACGTTTTCTATGGCAGTTATTGATACCGACACTTCGTACAAATACTTGCTTAACAAAGACGTTAACTTTATTCGTGAGGCATACCCAACCCCAACAGATACTGGGCTGCCTAAATATTACGCACTATTTGGTGCTCAATATAATAATGCTAACGAGCTGTCTTTTATTGTTGGTCCTACCCCTGACTCTGCTTACAGTGTAGAACTGCACTATTTTTACTACCCAATTTCTATTGTGCAAGGAGCTATTTCTAGCTACAACACGCCTACTGGGGGTTCTTCTTATACCAATGGCGTATACCCCAACATACCACTAACAGGTGGTCAAGGTTCTGGAGCTACAGCTACCGTTACTGTTGCTGGTAATACCGTTACTACTGTAACTATTAACAACGGCGGTCAGTTCTACGCTGCTAATGACAGTCTTACTGCGGCTTCTTCCTATATTGGTGGCACAGGTTCTGGTTTCTCTGTAACGGTAAACTCTGTTAACAACGCTGCTGGCACAAGCTGGCTTGGCGATAACTACGACCCAGTTTTATTCTACGGCGCTATGCGTGAGGCAATGCTATTTATGAAGGGTGAGCAAGATTTGGTTAAATACTACGAAGACAAGTACACCGAGGCTCTTATGCAACTTAATCGTTTGGGAACTGGTCTTGAGCGTGGTGACGCATACAGGGACGGGCAAGCTAAAATCCCGGTTAATCCATGACAATCCAACAAGGTCAATGCACAGTATTTAAACAAAACTGTTTAAGCGGGTTGGAGAACTTTGCCTCTGGAACTTCCTATGTCTACAAGATTGCTTTATATACGGCTAATGCGGACTTATCATATTCAACGACTGCATACACGACTTCTAATGAAATCAGTGGTACGGGGTATACGGCAGGGGGTCAAACGCTCACTCCAATAGTCCCGACTTCTAGTGGGCAGACAGCTTATGTGTCTTTTAATAACGTGACTTGGACAAGCGCCAGCTTTACCTGTAGGGGTGCTTTAATATATAATAGCACTACAAATGCTGCGGTAGCGGTACTGGATTTTGGCAGCGATAAAACAGCAGGCCCAAATTTTACAATTACTTTTCCAACGGCTGATGCTACTTCAGCCATTATTCGATTTAGCTAGGGGCGTTTATGAGCAATGAACTATCAAATTTTGGCGATATTTGCGATGCAACTGTTACTCGCAACGCTAATCACGATGAGAATATGGGCATCCAAGGTTTCTACCACGTTGTTTGCAAAGA